GTTTGAACCTTGTCGCAGACCGCAACTTTGCCGCTGGAACCATGGTTGTAGCAAGAGCTCAAGCAATAGAATTTTATGAGCAGATCCGTGGGCTTATGTCAGTTGAGTTGCCATCTACTTTGGGACGCAATTTCTCGTACGCAGGGTACGTTTCAACGTTCATCGCTGACTCGACACAAGTACAAAAGATCACCGTTTCCTAGTAGAAAGGCGGCTTAACCGCCATGGCTACTTACACAGTTACTAACAAGTACCTGATTGATAACTTTGCCGTACTGCAACTCCTGACCCCCAGCGAGATTGCAGTCGGCAGTTCAATCACGGTTGCTGGAGTAGACGCAACATTTAACGGAACATATACCGTGCGCGCATTGCCACAGTATTTGTTTTTGGGCATTGATACACAAGGTGATTTGCTTTACGACTATCAGGTGCCAATTGCTGATCAAGTGCTTTACGCCAAAACAGCTGACGGAGTTCAACGAACCGCGGCGACTGGCACCGTTGCTAATGATCCTGTGTGCACGTGGGTAACTGCCGCGCAGGTCATGACCTATTTGGGCATCACGATTGCCAACCCATCAGACGACTACACGTTGCTCACGCAATCCGTGTCAGCAGGCAACCAGTTCTGCTATCGCAGGCGTCAGGAGAGCGGTTATATCGACTCCCTAACGACCTCACCAGGCGGAGACGCAACATTAGGCACTTTGACGTATTGCGCCTCTCTATGGCGCTCCAGGGGCTCAATAGAGGCAACCTACGCCACGTTTGACGGCATGGGCTCTGCACCACAGCAAAGCCTGACCCCGATCGTCAAGCAGCTGCTTGGCATCCCACGTCCAGCGGTTGCCTAATGGCCTACACAGACCTGTTTAACGAAGCGATTGATGATGTCACCGCAACGCTGACCGCGGTCTCTGGTCTGCGCGTTGTAAACGACCCAACAAAACTTGTGCCTAATTGCGTGTACTTGGATGCACCAAACTTTACAACAATTGCTGGCAACGGCAATGTGATACGCCTCGAGTTCCCTGTAAAGGTAATTGGGTCAGGCCCAGCAGGTCTGCCGGTATTGCGTCAGATTCTTAGCATTGTGGCAAGCGTGCTTGGCTCGCCAATCATTGTTATGGCTGGCCGTCCGTCAAGCCTTGAGATCGGTGGCGCGTTGTACCCATGCTACGACCTTGATTGCGCTATCCAAGCCCAGACTTCGTAATCCACTACAAGCGAACATAAATAATCTAATATCAGAACAGAACTAAGGAGCAACACACATGGCTAGCGCAACATACCTCTCGAACCCAGTCCTCACAATTAACAGCGTTGATTTGACCGACATGTGCACCGCAGCGACATTGACCTACCTGGTTGAAGCGCTTGAGGACACCGCATTTGGCACCAACTCACGTAGTTACACCGCAGGCCTCGCCAACAACGAAGTAACTTTGACGATGTACGCATCATTTGCTGCAACCGAAACTTACGCAACATTGCAACCACTTGTTGGCACCAAAACCAACATCACTTTGCAACCAGCATCAGGCAGCGAATCAGCAACCAACCCAAAGTTTGTTTTGACTGGTTGCTACCTTGAATCATTGCCAGTTATCAACGCATCCCTTGGCGAATTGTCAACTTATGACATTACGTTTACTGGTGGCGCGTTGACAATTGACACCACCGTATAAACAACGGCTCCAAGCCGACATAGGAGAAACATGAAAATCAAATTGCAGTTAAAGCGCACGCCAGACAGCGCACCCGAGTACTACTACACAAACCTGTTTGTCACAACAGAATGGGAACGACTAGAACGCCGTAACGCACAACAACTAACAACACAACCCTTGTTCAGCGATTACTGCTGTTGGATGCACACAATTCTCAAAATGAAGGGCGAGCAAGTTGGCGACAACTGGCGCGATTGGGTTAAAGCCAACCCAGAACTGGAGATCATTCCGGTATTGGACGAGACCGACCCAAACCCTACGGACGCGGCACCTACCGCCGCCAACTAGCAGAAATACTGGTTGCGGTCGGTTGGTGGCCTAGCAACATTGTGTTTGACGCTCGAGACATAGCAACGGTCATTAAAGTGCTTAACGAGGCAAACAAAAAAAGGAAATAACGTGGCGGAAGTATCGGCAAGAGTTGAGGTCGCAGGGCTTAAAGATGCTTTAAAGACCCTAAACAAGATTGACAGATCTTTGCGTCAACAAATTACCAAAGATTACAAAAAAATTGTTCAGCCTGTAATTGACGACGCAAACAAACTTGTGCCTACTAATGTCCCGTTGTCTGGTATGGCGCGCAATTGGCAAACCAAATCAGGGTTTTTAATGTTGCCATGGATACCAGGTTATAAACAAAAAATAATTGCCAAAATCAATACCAGAAACATCAAAGAGTTTGGCGGTCGTTTAACAAACGTTGGAACTTTTGGCATTCAATGGAAAGGTGCGACCGGCACCATGTTTGACGCATCCATGGCAGGCTCTCTTGGCCGTGCCCTAACTGCACGCTATGGCAGCCGATCAAGAGTAATGTGGAAAGCATACGAGCAACGCCAAAATGATGTCATTTCCGAAATGGAGCGTTTGGTCAAGCGTGTTATGGATGAAGCAAACAGAGAGTTGATGTAATGGCCGTTAATTTACCGATTATCACAGAATTTGATGGCAAAGGCATTCAGAAGGCTATTGCTCAATTTAAGCAATTAGAAACAACAGGCCAAAAAGCACAATTTGCGTTAAAGAAAGCTGCTTTGCCAGCAACAGCCGCACTCGCAGGATTGGCAGCTGCCGCTGGACCAGCAATTTCGGCTGCATCTGATCTTGGCGAAAACCTGTCAAAAGTAAACGTAATTTTTGGTGAAGGCGCTGCCGAAGTAGAAAAGTTTGCGGAAAGCGCAGCAAAAAGTTTAGGTCAATCAAAAAATGCTGTGTTAACTGCGGCAGGTACTTTTGGCACCTTTGGAAAAGCAGCGGGTTTAAGTGGTCAAGAATTGGCTGGATTTAGCAACAATTTTACAGCGCTTGCATCAGATCTTGCATCCTTTAACAACACCACACCAGAACAAGCTGTGCAGGCTATTGGTGCCGCATTACGTGGCGAATCAGAACCATTGCGACAATACGGTGTTTTGCTTAACGACGCCGCACTTAAAGCGGCAGCCCTCGAATTAGGTATTTATGACGGTTCAGGCGCGTTAACTGATCAACAAAAAATTCTTGCAGCGCAAAAAGTTATTTTTGAGCAAACAACTGACGCTCAAGGCGACTTTGCTAGAACATCAGACGGTTTAGCAAACAGCCAACGCACGCTCACGGCGCAAATGGAAAATTTGCAAGTTTCTATTGGTCAAGCGTTACTACCTGTAGTAGAAGCCATTTTGCCACTTGTGCAATCGTTTGCTGCATGGGCTTCTAACAACCCCAAAGCATTCCTAGTTATTGCTGGCGCTATCGGCGCGGTTGCCGCGGCAATTGTGGCCACAAACATTGCTATGGCACTCAACCCGTTCAGCCTGATTGCTGCCGGCATAGCCTTGCTAATTGTCGGTTTGGTTGCGGCTTACAACAAGTTTGAATGGTTTCGTGACGGCGTAAACGCCATTGTCAACACAATTACAGGGTTCTTTGCTGGCATGGTCAACGCCGCTATCGGCGCGGTCAACGCAATTATCAGCGCATATAACGCCATACCGTTGTTGCCAGACATTCCAAAAGCACCAACAATTAGCGTGCCAAAACTTGGGGGTAGCGCGACAACCGCTCGACCAGCTTCAGGACGCATGGGCATTCCGCGCATGGCCGAAGGCGGCATTGTGTCAAGCCCAACATTGGCGCTGATAGGTGAAGCAGGCCCAGAGGCGGTGGTGCCATTAGATCGCATGGCGACAGGCGGAGGCGTCACCATCAACGTGACTGGCGGTCTTGCCACAAGCGCCGAAATCGGTGAATCCGTTGTTAACGCATTGCGCGCCTATTCACGGAGTGCAGGGCCGTTGGCCTTGAACATTGCCTAATGCCAGGCGTTGCGGTAGTTGAGTCAGGCAATTATGACCTGCAAATAGAAACAGGATTTCTGGTCAACTCGTTTCGTTTAGACAACACAATTGCTGGCGTACTTGATAACACCGTTTATGTGCTTGACGGAACAACCGAATACGCCGACGTAATGGCTGACTGTACGCAAGTCAATGTAAGGCGTGGTCGCCGTGACATAGGCGATCAGTTCAGCGCAGGCACAATGACATTTACCATTCGAGACGTTGACGGTATTTTTAACCCATTTGACAACAACAGTCCGTATTACGACACGCCACAATCAAAGCCTGGGCTTGCACCGATGCGTAAAGTGCAGCTGATTCGATATGACCAAACCGACACACCCGAATACCTGTTTTCGGGCTATGTCGTCAATTATGACTACAATTTTGCGTTAGGCGGTTTGGACACCGTAACCGTGTACTGCGCTGACCAGTTCTATCTGTTAGCACAAACTTATTTAGACGAACTAAACGTCACCGCTGAAACATCAGGCGAACGCATAGAAACGATCCTTGACCTGCCAGAAGTTGACTTTCCTGCCCTGCAACGCAACATTGCAACAGGAACAGTAAACCTAGGCCATGACAGCGCCTACACAATTCCTGCCGGCACAAACGTGCTGCAATACATAACGCAAATCAACGAAACCGCCGAGTTTGGCCGTGTGTTCATGTCTAGGGACGGCACACTTACTTTTCAAGAGCGAATCGGCACAACGCTCTCACCGCCAGTAGCCAACTTCAATGATGACGGCACAGGCACCAAATACGACGGTCTTGGCATCTCATTTGAAGCGGACTCGGTAATCAATAGATCAGTTGTTACAGGATTAGACGGCGATAGTTACACAGCCACAAACCCTGGCTCAATTGCCTTGTATTTTATCCAAACGTCAAGCATCCTGAACAGCCTGTTGCATGACGCAACCGAAATCCAAGAAGCAGCTCTATATCTGCTCAACCCTTTACCAGAACCACGGTTCACATCAGTTGAAACCAAGTTCCTCATGTTAACAAATGCTGAAAAGGACACGCTGGCAACCATTGAAATCGGTGACACAATCGGCATAGAAAAAACGTTTCCAAGCGGTGCCGGCACAACCCAATTAACCCAAGATTTAAGCGTTGAAGGCATTGAACATTACCTTGACTTTGCCACAGGCCATCGGGTCTTGTACTCAACCGCCCCAACAACCATTCTGTATGACCTGATTTTGGATGACTTATTGTATGGCACACTCGACACCGTAAATGCTTTAGGATAGGAGACACTATGGCAACACCAACCAGCCTTCCAGCAACTTTTGTCGCAGGCGATGTTTTAACAGCTGCACAACAAAACGGTTTGCGCGGCGGATTCCGTATTTTGCAATTTTTGTCAGCTTCAAGCACAACCCCGCAAACAATTGCAACGTCAACGTACACAGATTTAACATCTTTTAGCATTTCAATTACGCCACAAGCAACCACAAACAAAATTCTGGTGGTGTATATGACCACAATGGAAAAATCAGTTGGCAATGCTAGCAACGGCGTTAACTTGCGTTTTTTGCGTGACGCCACGACAATTGGCACATGGGCAAACGGCTTGTTTACTAACAGCGCATTGCGTGTTATATCGCCAGCCAACTTTATGTACCTTGACAGCCCGGCAACTACATCAGCAATTACGTACAAGGTTCAAGCGGCAAACGTTTTTAACGGTTCAGAAATATCTTTTCAGCAAGGCAGTTCACCAGGTTCAATGTATTTGTTAGAGGTATCACTATGACCCATGAAGAAGCAAAACAACTGCTGATTGACAAGGGATTTGAAAACGGATGGTCATTAACTGATGATCAGCTTGTTTTATGGGAACACGAAGAAAACCCACCAAAACCTTTAACACGTCCAAAGTAATGCGATGGATACTCAGATCGTGGTGGCTCTTATCGGTGGTGGCTTCCTTGTACTGGTGGCGCTCATTGGCAAAATCGGCAACGACAACAAAAAAGACCACGGACAAGTACACCAAACCTTGGGTCGAATAGAACAAAAGATTGACAACCATGTTGAAAATCACCAATAAAGACAAAGCAATGTTTGCTAGTTATGCGCGATCAGTTATTGGCGCGCTTATTGCCGTTTACTCAACTGGCACGACAGACCCACGCGACTATGGCAAAGGTGCAATCGCCGCAATCATCCCACCATTGCTTCGTTGGGTAAACCCTAAAGACGCAGGTTTCGGGCGTGGCGACAGCCAAAACTAATCCCAACGCACGGCCTTACACAGGCAACAGCGACGGCGCATCAGCTGGCCCACGTGCCGGCATGAACGAATGGATAAAGCAAGCGATTGCAGCATCGAATGGCGCTGTTTGGAATAACGGGTCTTGGGGTGTGCGCGACATGCGCGGTAATGCTGGAACTTTAAGCGTTCACGCAACTGGCAGAGCTGTTGACTTGTCATATCGCAAAACAGATAAACACACACAGGCTGGCCGTAAAGGCGCGGTGTCGTTTATTGACATTGTGGTCGCTAACGCAAACACTCTCGGCGTCGAGTGCATTCTTGACTATTTCCCTGCACCGTACGGGCGCGCATGGCGTTGCGATCGCCAAGCATGGAAAAAATACAGCAAGCCAACAATCCACGGCGCACCAGGCGGCGACTGGTTCCACGTCGAAATAACCCCACAAGCCGCCGACTCTGTAATCTTCGTAAAAGCCGCATTTCTAAAGGTGTTCGGGGAAATCCCACCCAAGCCCTGAATTATGTTCTAGGGTCGGAGTACCGACAAAAGGACAGGCAATGACTGACCCACAGATAGTTGATTACAGCGTCTATACAGGAGTGATGGACAACGGCCAAGAAATCTTGGTGCAGATATTTTCTAGCCCAGAGTCGGGCAAGTTCCTCATGGGACAAATCGCATTCAGATCGCACGCATCTAGTTGGGGCGTGCCCATACCTTTGGAGAAACGATGAACTATTTTGCAGAAAAAATCATTGGGCTAGTACTTTGTACTGTTTTCGGTTTTACGGTCGCTGTAGGGGCTCCTGACGCATCTGGTAGCCCGTCTGGGACTATTGCCCTAGCCCCGTTTTTGATAGAGCGAGCCACGACCACGTCAAGCACGTCATCCACGATTTACATTGACCCGTATAGCTCGGCTTGTGAGCAGTTCAGCGCGCTCGGCGTCAACCTGGGTTGGCCTGCCGATCAGCGCACCGTGCTCGAATCCGTAATGTTTCGTGAATCACGCTGCATACCAAACGCGGTAAACAGCGACGACCCAAACGGTGGGTCGCGTGGGCTTATGCAGATCAACGGCTTTTGGACACCATGGCTAACCGATGCCGGCATTATCACTAGTCCTGAAAACTTGTTACAGGCTGATGTTAATTTGCGTGCAGCGTTAGCGATTTACAATTACGGCGTTGACAAACACGGTTACGGCTGGGGGCCATGGAGTGCAACAAAATGAGCGAAGGTAGCGCATGGAACCAAGGCGAACTCACAGAAGAAACCCGAAGAATGGTATTGGAGCGCACAGAAATGGTTAACCACAGCATGGCAATCTTTAACTTGATTGATGAAATTGCAAACGTCAGCACAAATCCACACGCAAGCATTATCCAGCGTCTAAAGACAATGAAAAACCAGTTGTCATTAGAAGACCCAATGCCGCTTTACGATGTGACTACACTCGACTTAGCAATCAAAGCATTACAAGCACATTCCTAACCGACAAGGGAGATTCCGACAATGAAAACCTGCACAATTTGCAAAAGCTCAATCGCCTACCCAGACATACAAGGAAAAACACACTTCGTATGTGACGGCCGTGTGCCGGCAAGAAAACTTGCGCCATTCGTTCAAGGCATGTTGGCGTCACAGTCGTCTGCTGATGCGCGTTGGACACGCGACGAACAAAACAAAGTTGATGCAGCGATCGTGCATGTTGCGCGCACTAAAGGGTTCTTTACATCTGACGACATTTGGCAACACCTCGGCGACCAATTCCCTGTCACTAAGGGCATCGCAGGACGTCTGAACGCAGCTGCAAGGCGTGGCATTATTCGCAACACAGGCGAATTGGCATACGCGCAGCGCGGTGGCGCACATGACCATGCACAACGTCTAAGCGTTTGGGCAGGCATCTAATGGGCTTTGATCTAAGCAACTACGAAACAGTCGAGCAACGGCTTGTGCGTTGGTGGGCTGCATACCCAAACGGGCGCGTCTATACCTGCATGATGAACTACACAGGTGACGCTTGCGTGTTCTATTGCGAATTGTACGCAGACAAAGACGACAAGGTGCCAGTTGCTACGGGCTATGCGGAAGAAATCAAAAGTGATCGCGGTGTTAACGCCACGTCGTTTGTGGAGAACTGTGAAACCAGCGCCATTGGTCGCGCTATTGCCAATTGCCCGCTACAGGCGCCTGCTAGTGGCCCTAGACCGTCACGCAATGAAATGCAAAAAGTTGAGCGCCTAACCACGTCACAGCAACCACAAGAGCATGTGCCACGAGGCGCGTTTGCCACACCAAAGCAGATCGGCTACATCAAGAAACTTGCCAAAGATGCCGGCATGGACGATCTTCGACTGTTGGAATTAATCCAGCGCGAACTAAACAGCGACGAAGCGGTTTTGGAATTATTAAAGTCACATGAAGCAAGCAGAATCATTGAGGTGTTGAAATGATGTGGTTTGTGTGGGCAAACCTGGTAGGCATTTTGCTTGGTTTGATGTTGACGCTGTTTGTAAGCATGTTTGATGACCCTCGCAGGGTCGCTGGACGAAAAAGGGGTAAACAATGACGTTGGAAGAAATGGTGAACGCGATTGAACGTTTGCAGTTGGTCTATTTAGAGTTGCGGGACGAACAAGACAAAGCAAAACAAAAGATCAGGTGGGCAATCAATCACCTTGCGGAAAAGATTTGGTCGGAATCTTTGTGAAGTTAGACCCAAAGATTAGCGAAGCAGAATTATTGAGGTATTGAAATGAGCGCGTTTGATAGTGCAATGCTGATGATTGATGACCTTGCAAGCAAAAACATTGAACTAGAACAAAGGGTTTGGGATTTGGAATTGGCGTTATGGCATCAACGACAAAATTCAAAAAATGGCATATGCACACTTCAACGCGGTAAATGCAAGTTTTGTCTAACTGCTGATAAGGCTTTCATGCACGTAGAAGAAATGTTAAATCATGAAGATTGACCCAAAGATCAGCGAAGCCGACTTCAAGGATGTCGTGATTAGCATTGCTAAGCGTTATGGCTGGCTTGTGCATCATGATTTGCCGGCACAGAACAGTCGAGGGCGCTGGGCTACTTATACGCAGGGCGATGTGGGTTTCCCTGATCTGTTCATGGTGCACCCGTTCCAAGGCGGACGGCCGTTAGTCATTGAATTAAAGGCAGAAAAAGGGAAGACAACGCCTGGGCAAAAGATTTGGTTAAATGCTTGCGAACTTGCAGGATGTCATGCAGCTGTGTGGAAGCCCAGCGACATGGAGTACATCTTGTACACGTTAAGCAATCCAAGAATGTAAACAATCGGCTAGTAGCACGACCTAAGCCATTCGCACGGCAGTTGGTGACACACGGCAACGTGGGTAGATCGGCG